TGTTAAACTGGGTAGTATTCCCAAGACCAAACTCACCGTAGTTATTATCCCCAGCAGCATAGACAAATCCATCCTCCCGCTTAACAAAAAGATTGGCTTTAGCAGTGTTGTACCCACCCCAAGTATTGTCGTCATACACTTCTGTACAGTCAGTTAACGCAAGCACAGGAGTTCCTTGAGCAGTAGTGTTACCCAGACCTAAAGAGCCAGTTGCGTTTCTGCCCCAGACATACAGGTAGTTGTTACTCATTCTTGCATAAGCAAGTTGAAGGCCATCACCACCTGCTTGCACTACCGTTGTGCCTGCAACTTGGCTAGGGAATGTGACTTCTGTTGTGTGTTGTAAAGAGTACAGCGCTTGCGTAGCATCAAGTCCACGGCCTGAGCAATGGTTGGGGTTGCTTGCGCTACTACCGGTTGCACTTAATAGCTTACCATCTCTGATAAATAACACGACGTTAACCATACTGCCTGATATGCTTGTGATAACAGGCCCACTCAGATCAGTTAAGGCGGAGCCATCAATAGCAGGAAGCGCACCAGATAGTTTAGTAGCATCAATAGAAGTACTCGTCAAAGCACCCGCTGAACTGATACTAGCCACCTCAACGCCATTAGCTTGAAACTTAATATCCTTAGATGCCCCATCTGCATTTATAGTTAAATGGTCTACTGAACTCTTTATGATGCTCATACTACTACTCCTTTAAGTTGAGCCAGAGTAGTCATTGTATCTACCTGAGCAGTTATGTCTCTAAGGCGATTCTTCTCTGTTACGATTGCTGTTGTACTAGCATTTGATTCTAAAGCACGATTAAATAGAATGTCTTGCTCTGCTAGTAATGGTTGACGTTCAGACCTTAGGCGGTCTTTAGTGATTGCCTGTGCTTTACTTATGTTAGTTAAGATCTTCTCAGGAGCTATTGAAGTATCATGTTCCCAAGCGTTACGAAATGAACGGTCAGAAGGAATGTCATTATCCTCAACTACTTCATAAGCTACGCCTTCAGGAATGTCCTTCATTGCATCTTCAATAGAGCCAGAAGGGATGATAACTGATACACCACCTTCATTGTTTGTGTATATTACTCTACTCATTTTGCTTGTTTCCTTGTTTTAAGTATCAATTGTTTTTACTCGCACTACTGGTTTCCGAAGGCCATGACGCTGAGCCTTTCACAGTCAGCACCAGCACCTGAATAGGTATAAGTGGTTACACCCACCGAGTCAGCGGTCTGCGTGTCAGCGATATTATTACCGAAGATAACAGCGTTAGCTGCGGAATCATAAGCGTGGCCAGAGATAGCATAATTGGCGGTAGCGAAACTCACTGTCCAGTTAACCGCAACCCTAGATGAAGCTACATCAGTAATAGAACTTACATTAAAACTATCCAAGATAATCGGAGTAGATGCTGCATTCATTTGAACCCAAGCTGAACATACTTGCTCTTGCCCTGCGGAGCTTAGGTTGCTCAAAGATGTGTCTGCCCCCGTAGCAATACCCGTCAAACCACTACCATCACCATCAGCCTTTAGTAATGTACCAGCACCACTAGGAAGTGTTATAACGTCATTAGTGGATGATGTACTTGTAAGCTCTGTTGAGCCTGTTGCGCTCTTTACAATAATGCTCATAATATCACCCAGTTTGAGCCAGAAGGAATGGTCACAGTGACTCCCGCATTAATAGAAACTGCCCCTGTTGACATGGCATTGCTCCCTGTTGGAATTGTATAATCAGCAGTAACTGTCTGCCCATTCTCTATGAATATCGCATCAGTACCACCACCAGTTGCTCCACCACCCCCACCAACAGCGCCCCATACAGAGCCATCATAGCCCTCAAAGGCCGACTCTGTTGAGTTGTATCGGAAGTAACCTGCCGAAGGACTAACGTCACGTTGCGCTGTTGTGCCTGAAGGTAATGCTGCGCTACCTGTAGTAGCTGTTTCATCTATCTTAGCATTTAGGGCTGTAAGTTGGGCTGAGGACACAGGCTTGCCAGCGTCGGACGTATTGTCTACGTTGCCTAAAGCTAAGTTGGTACGAGCAACAGCAGCGTCGGTTAAATCAGATAAGTTAGAAGCGGCAATGAGCGCACCTGAAAGAGAGGCATAAGCCGCCCCCCAAGAGGAACCCCCATATACATTCATCACACTTGAAGTAGTATTGAAGTATAAAGCACCAGATATTAGGGCATCACCATCGTTATCTAAAGCTGGGTCAGAGGCTTTAGCCCCAAGATAAACATCATCGAACGAGTCTAAGGCTGCTTCTGCTGCTACTCTAGCGGCTTCTGTCGTACTTACATCAGCAGTGGTTGCAGACCTATCAAGCCCTGTCTGGACTCTGTCAGCAGCAGTAGCAATTGTATCTGCATCTGTTAGGACTAAGTCTGCTGCAACTGCACTTCTGTCTAAGCCTGTTTGCACCTTGTCTGCTTCTGCTAAATCTTCACTAACTTTAGCCGCGTTCTTAGAGGCTAGTGCCGAGGCTGCATTAGCTGCTGCATCTTGAATTGCTACAATATTAGCTGCATTGGTATTAATAGAGGCAATATTAGTAGCTGTTGTATTAACACTGGCAATACTAGCACCTGTAGCATTAACATTAGCAATGCTTCCTGCTGTAATATTAATATTAGCAATGTTTCCCGCTGTAGTATTAACATTAGCAATATTAGTAGCTACAATGTCAACACTTGATGTTGTTCCAAGCGCGCCAATAGCTTCTTCAGACTGTACAGTAAGAACATCTAGTTGGCTGCCCGCAGGTACATCAGTGGCGCTGATAAAGACGATAGCGTTATTAACAATATCATACTTTGTCCTATCGCTAATAATGACACTATCGACCTCTATCCTTACGTAAGTATCACCTTTTATGGTTGAGGGGATTGGGAATACCCTAGTTGTTCCGTCTAAGGTAAAGGAGTTGCGTGCTGGTGTTTCCATTTATTATCCTTTCTATTTAATTTCTTTTGAAGTAACCGTCAGCATACCTTCAACTATAATTGAAGTGATTGTGAAGTCGTTAGAGGATGAATCTTTGATTGTAATATCTACATTACCTACTCTTGAGGACACATGTAAGTCTAAGTCCTGTAAAGAGCCTGTATGTGATTTAGAGAATGTTTTATTATAATCTTTACGATAAACATCTGCATCGAAATCACCCTCCCCCTCTATAGTAATCTTCTTAAGTAACATCTTATGCTTAGGAGACCTAATACTAGATACTAAAGGATAGTAGTCTGGTAACTTAACAAGACTCTCATAAGGGTACTCTGTGTTAGTTATATTGTCAGCGGTTGAGATATCGTGCTTGTTATTAGCTATATTATAATCTAGTTGTAATTTATGAAACCTATAGTCTAGTGCAGTCTTACACCAAACCAAAAGAGTATTAGATAAACCAAAGTACTCAAAAGAGTTAGCTGTAGTGGCTAACCCATTAAAGAGAGTCCACTTACTCCATGAGGTTTGTATACGAGACTCCCCATCTTCTTTATAGTTATACAAGTAAACTGTATCTGTATCTGTTGTGCAGACTACAAAGCCTAATACCCCATCAACAACTAAGTTCTTAATTGGTTCTGTTAGGTATGTTGGGGTACTAATACTTAAATCAATACCTTTCACATTTAGCTTATCAGTCTTAATATACTCTCTTAACTGCTGCCTATTATTAGTTGTCGATATAAAGTATAGACTATCATTAACCACAGTAGGCTCTACCGCTGTGTTCATAGGGTAGTTAGTGGCGTTAGTTAGAGACACCGTAGTTGGGGAGAATGCTCCGTCACTTACTAACTCATATTGAGCGTACTTAGTGAAGATATACAGTGAGTTATTAAAGGGTTTGGTGTAGTGAATCTTACTAGCCTTGCTGGTCGATACTGTAATATCAATTACATCGGTATCTAAGCTTGTTATGACTGTTGTGTTGTAGAAGTTAGTATAGTTACCCGTTTCTGATAAAGCAATACTATCTTCAGAAGCAATTCCCAATCTATTTTTATAAAAGAATACATCTCTGATAGCGTACTTAAGCCCGCTGTCTGCTGGGGTAAAGGATGGGTCTGGGCTGTTCTCCACCGTACCTACAAGAGGTTCTGACCAATCTACTAAATCAAAGGTAAAAGTAGCTACCCCTGCGACTAGAGAAGTCCTGTCCAACTTAATGGGCATATTAGATAATTTACCACGGTTAGCCTCTGGGTCTAGAGTTTCCTCCCAAGATGAGCCATTCCACTTAACAAAGTAATCAGTTAGGTTATTAGCCTCAACGCCTATAATCTTTACAAATACATTAGCGAAGGGCATTTCCTTAGGTAAATCAGAAAGCTTAGATACGTAACCTTTCCAGCTTTCAGAAGCTTGGTTACCCCAAGAATCCCATGAGCTAAAGGTAAAGTCTGTACCATCATCCTTAGTAACCTTAATCATAGAGCCTACAACTGATGCAGTGTAACCAGCTACAATATTAATCTTAGCTGCTAGTCTTGATGCCGCAACGTCAGAATCCTCCGACCCATTTGGCGGGTTCTGTGTACCAAGAGAGGGGTTGGTAGGGTTTAGTGATACTGCTGTACCATTAATATAAACTGCGTAGTTGTATGGAGCATACCTATCTCCACTACCACGTTTCAACCAATAGAAAGCTTCTTTTGTGTAGTTTGCGTTCTGGGGACTGGTAGTAGAATAATCAATATCAACTAGAGCATTTCTTGAGTAAACCCACGTCCTGTCCTGAACCGTTAAAGCTCTTAGGTCTGAGTTAGCTAAGTAGGTTTTGATGGCTGCTGCGTTAGTTACATCATAAGTAACAACTTGTTCTTCTCCAGCAAGATTAAAGATATGAATTGGGTGGTCGAAAGTGTCAGACTCTAGGAAGATATACTCTTCGTTATCTTCACCCCTGTCATAAGTATGGAAAATGTTAGTGGTAGAGAACTCTGGAGTAGTAGCAAAGTCAAAGGTCTTCTGAACAATAGCTGGAGGTCTTTTTGTTAAACCCACAACTAAGTCAGGTACACAGTTCTTCATTTCTTTACATTGATTATCTAAGATTAACTCAGGGCTTTGTTGTGACACCCCATTGAAAAATGGAGGATAAACTTTGTGAACTTTAGGCATTCTATAATCCTCCTAGATAAGGGCTGTTGGGTTAGTTCCTCGGTCAATCAATCTTGTTCCTTTGATAAGGTTAAATTTAGATTGTTTTAGATGCTCCCTTTCAACTTTAACTTGTTGTAGGTTAACTTTAATTTCTAATTCTCTTTGAGTGGTTTCATCGCCATTCAAGTATACGTGTAAATGTTTAGCTGCTACTAGTACCACAAAGGTTCTGAAAACATCAGGGATATTATCAAAGGTGACTTCTAGTCTAGCGGTAAGGGTTACGGGGTCTGTAAAGATAGATGTCATGGCAGCCTTAAGATATAAGTTACCACCTTCCTTGAAGTATTCTGCCTCATCAAACCCTATCAAGTTATTGGGTAGAGTGATGTACCCATCTGTATCTGGGATATACGTAATAGAAAAGGTATTAAACCACTTCTTATCTTCTTGTTCTTCTCGTAATGTTTCTCTTAGGATTGTTCTGGCAAGGGAGGCTTCATGCCCCTCTGCTAAACTATCAATTACCACATCTGTTGGGATAGGAAGTTCCCCAATATAGCGTAGCATTCTGTTAATTGCGTCTATCTCAGTCATTATATTTCCTTGTCTGTATATTTGTAATTACTCTAGTTCACTCTAATAACCACAGATATAGAGATAAAGATTGCCCCCAAGGATTTCTCCAAGGGGGCGTTCTCTAACTAGGTTCTAGTCTATACTACACAGTACCACCAGTGATAGCACATGAGCATGCTGGTTTAAGCACACCAATACCATATGAATAGTAAGTAGTCATTAATGTAGCAAGTTGCTCTGGAAGATAGTTTACTTCAGAAGTAACATCCATCAATTTAGCAACTGCAACCGCTTCAGATGTAAACAAGAGAGCTTTTAACTTCTTGTTAGCAGCGCCAACTACTACAGTACTATCAATACCTACATAGTTAGACTTGTAGATACGGATGCCCGCAACTTCCATAACAGTGCCTTTATCAAGACCACCGTTAGTTCCAGCAGTTACATCTGCATTGACTGCATCAGACTGAGCAAGGTAAGAATAGATACGAGGAGAAGTAACTAAGTACTTTTCACCAGTAACATCTTTTTCTTCCATTGCAGCAGCAGCTTCAAAGATAGCTTCAATTAAAGCATCACCTTTAGCTTTAGGAGTTGCACCAGCGTCGATTGCATCGTTGTTTACTTCAGTACCATCAGCTTGTACAGCAGAGCCACCGATTGTACCAGAAGTCTGTGATGCAGTTACTAACGCAACGGCTACAGCTTTGTCAATCTTAACGGCTAATGCCTCACCAGCTTGTTTTGCTAGGCTACCACGGGTCTCGAAATGTAGTACCTTTTCTTCAAACTTATCAACAGCAAGAGCGAAATACTCTAATGCATCAATGTTGATGATACGCTCTTTAACAGGGATAGCTGACATTGTAAGGTCAGTGCCCGGAATGTGTGTGTTGGTATCAGTATCAGAACTCTGACCAATAATTGGAATAGAGATTGAAGAACCGCTGTCGATAGACTTAGTTGTAACTAAATCCAAGAAGACCTGTTTACGATCAAACGCAGTTAATACTGAACCGTAATAAATTTGAAGGGCGTTGTCCATGTCCGTTGGAACACCACGTGGAGAGGCAGCATTGCTACCAATGTTATTTACTGTTAATGCCATGATTAATTTACCTTAAATAGTTGATTTGATTTGTATTGTGTAATCTGTGCTGTCTTTATTAGTTATCTTTAAGTTGTCCCTCCACTCCAAACGCATTTTCACTTCGGGGCTTACAGAATACTCATAAATCGAACAATAAGGTTACTAGTTTTCTTTTGTTGTTTTAAGCGTCATTTAGTACGTCTACCAATAACATCTTAGCTAAAATGTCTTCCTTTGTAAAAGATTATAAATTGCCCACAACCGCCAAAGGAGACGAAATGCGGAAGGGGCAAACTGGTTACAAGATGTTACGCTTTCTAGCTGCTAAGTATCTTGCATCTACCATGTTGGTATACTTAGCGTCTTTACCGTATAAACGGTTAGTCTGCGCACGTTGCCATTCATTCTTATCTACAAATGGCTGAAGACCACTAGCAGGAGCATCACCTTCTAAACGTCTAGGGGCTGTTCCTACTGCTTGGTCTCGCTTGAATTTCATGTACTCAAGAGTACGTAATGCTTTTGTTTGGTCAAGGTTTTCTACAGAGGTGTTGTACTCTTGTATCATATCAGCAGGCATATTAGTAGCCGCCCATTGAACCAAGTCTCCGTATTCCGCTTCACCACCAACAGAGTCAAAGACCTCACTTCTTACACTTTCTGCATAAGATGTCTGTCCTTGGATATATCTGTCTACTTGTTGTCTTGAGAAGCCTAAACCATCTAACTCAGTGTATGACTCATCTGAGAGTTGACCGTTTGCCCCAATTTCTTCTTCATACTTAACTGTACTAAAAGGGACATCACCACTAACCTCAGTAACTTCTGCTACTTCAGCTACCTCTGGTGCCGCCTCTTCTTTAGGTTGCCCTAGTTTCTTTTCAAGTTCTTGGTAAGCTGTTAGTAAATCTTCTTGAGATTTGAACTTACCAGCTATTAAATCACCCTCTGGAGTACCATCAGCGTTATAACCGTCAGGGAGACCTTCCTCCTTCTCCTCTACTGTCTTTTGAGACTCTTGGTAACGTGCTAGTGCGGCATCATCACTCTGTTGCTCTGGTGAGCTTACAGGAGCTTCTGAGGCTACTTCTTCAACCTGTTCTTCTGCCATGGTTATGCACCACTAGCTTTTTTAGGTTTCTCTACAGGTGGTGGAGTCATGTCCAATGTGTTAGGACTTCCTGCCTTTAACTCTTCTTCCTTATCTCGGAGGTAGTAGTCAGCATCGCTAATTGTGTTTTTGTTCTTCGCTTTAAAGTCATCTTGCTTTAATTCGTATAGTGATTTTGTTTTAGCCATTGTATATTCTCCTTTAGAATAATATTAACTTTGTTTTATCATCTGTTCAGGAAGCTGTTGTGTCCCTGCGTTGACTAAGTTACTAGCGCCTTGTTGCTCTAGCTGTTGTTGTTGTGCTGCCTGTTGCTCTTGTTGAATCTGCTCTTCAGTTTTAATTAAACCTTCAATATCGAGAGCTAAACTGTTAGCTATCTTGTCAATATAAGCTTCAATGTTTAGGCGGCTCAGAATAATCTCTGGGCTTCCAAGTTCTTGAATGAGTTGATTGAACTGTCTAATCTTATCAAGCTCTACATTACGGCCCAACGCTTCAATGCCTGTAACAATTACTAGTTCAATACCTAGTGATTCCACATTAGCTTTTGATTGGTTGAGTAGTAAGTGAGCTAAAGGTCGTTGCAACTCTAACGATAAGATGCTATAAACACCGCCTAGAGATTTCTCTAAGTCAGCAGCCATATATCTAATCTCAGTAGCCGTAGTACGCTCTGACTCTCTTGCTGCTGAAGAAGCTGCTAAGAATGCTTGTTCTAACCGTCTGGTTACATCCTGAACCATCTGTAGTGGTACTTGTAAGTCACCACCCTTGTCTACTCGTAAGGTAGTAATATCACCCTCTAAGTCTCCAAGTATACAAACACCATTCTCAGCTTCATTGATATCGTCAACGTCAATTGTAGAACCAGCACGTTTACCAAATAGTACACGAGACATTACAGCAGAGGCTTCCATCAATAGTTGGTATAAACCTTCTAAAGAACGGAAATCCCCTAAGTATTGCTCTACTAATCCCCTACCATAGCTCTCACCATTAATAGAAGTCCAGCGTAATGGAATAAAAGGTAAACCTTTCTCGTCCTTAATAGCTCTATCAGAGCCTTCTACAAGAACTCCCTCAACCTCTTGGAACTCGTACCAGTCACCCTCAATACGTATGGCTCTGGTGTAGATTGTAACTTTAGTAGCATCACCTAGAGTCTCGTCTTGAGCTAGTTGCTCCAAGATGTCGTCTGGTAACGTGTCTTTAGTAATAGACTCTTTAGTAATTATTTCAACAGGGTTTCCTGAGTAATCACGAGATACAACATAGTTAGCTAGTTTGTAGCTTTTAAGTCCTGTATCTGTTTTATAGAGAAGAGCGTTACCACCAATGATTAGTGACTTAACCGCTTCAAAGATTGGGACACGTAAAGCTTCCCGTTCAATCTGCTTCATCATCTCTTGTTCAAGGAAGACTAGATTCTTCTCTAGCTCATCTCCACCACCTTGCTGCTGTTCTTTTACCATAGCCACAACTTCTGGGTTAGGCAGTAACCTAAAGAAACTTTGGTTAGGGGGTAGTAAAGCTAGAAGCAACTTACTTGCTAAGTTATGCACTAAGCGGCTACCTACAGCCTGATACGGAGTGTCTAGTGAGTCAGACTCAGTATGACCGTCATCAGTAACAACAGAAGGTATGGTAAGCTTAGAACATTCTCTAGCCCTATCAATAACAGCAGACCTATCAGCATCTAGTTTTGAGAACTTTTCTTTTGAAGTGGAGCGTAACTCAATTAACTCTTGAGCTGTATATGTTTTTGTTGCCATTATTTACCCCTTTATTCTTATTTCTTAGGTGCTGCGCCAGTGCCAACTGTAGTGGTTTCTGCTGCACCAGTTGTTGTTGGGATTTGAAGAGATTTAGCGCCTAATCTAAGAGCTTCTTTTTTACGTTTATCCTCTTCTTCAGAAGTAACGGCTTCAGATTGAGTAACAGCTTCTTCAACTTCTGGTGCTGCTCTAGGAGCTACGAATGTAGGGGCTGGTGCTGGTGCGCTACTTCCGCCCTTACCTCCCTTAAGCATTAGGTGTTGAATGACTCGCTTATCTACTTCTGGGGCGTGGTCTTTAAATAGGTCTAAACCTACATATTCTGGTTGCTGGAAGCCTAAGAAGCTTTCTAGTAATTTTAATAAATTCATTCTTGTTCCTTTAGTGGGATTTTTGATATTAGTTTAGAGTATACTCTTTCTACTTCCGAGACTTCATAAACGTAAGTGTCGTAAAGTTTTGTTCCTTTTAATTTGCTTCCTATTCGCTTAGCTTCTTCGGAGGCATAATAATGTTCTAATGGTAATTGGTTGTCTATACTTAAAAGACCTGTTTGTTGTAGTAACCTGTAAGTGACTCTAGTTTTCCTAAACTCAGGTAGCACGTATAAATAATCTAAACCAAGAGTAGTTGGTCTTAATCCGTAATACGTGTTATAGACGTAACTGGTTAATCCTACAACCTTACCTTCAATAGTAGCTAAATATATACACCAGTGGTTACTAATAAAAGATTCTAAGTCTACTGTATTACTTTTAAATACATCAGAACTAACTTTATAAAGAATATCTTGGAGTTGATTTTTATATACGTCACTATATAGTACTATTTTAATAGTGGGTCTTGTCATCTTCCCTTCCTTGCAATACCTTCTAAATGTTGAACTAGGTACTTAATAGTATCTTGTTGTCCTATTAACCTCCCTAACTCTTCTAGTGGTATTGTCTTACTAGGTAATGTATTAGGGTATTTTTCTATCAAAGCTTCAATAACTTGTGTTAATGTTGTCTCGTTTAGCATTATATATTTTCCTCATAGTATTCATTTTACAGATACTATCCTCTAGTATGTCCGTTCTTTTAAAGTAGAAAACCAGAAGCCCCTAAATGAATAGAGACCTCTGGTTATTTGTGGGGTTAGTTGATACTAGCCACCGTCATTTTCTGCAACAATATTATCTTCAACCTCTTCATCAAAGTCCTCTTCTACGTAAGATTCCTCAACTTCATCAATAAGGGAGATTGCGTACTCTACGGTAATAATACCATTATTATCTAAAGCCTCTTGCACCGCTTTATCAATAAGAGAGAACCCTTTTTCTTTATCGTAGTAGTGAAGCTCGGCTTCGTAGAGGATAGAAACAATAAAACTATTCATAAACTTCATTGTCTCAGAAGCTAACTTTGGCTCCTCTAAAGTCTGAGCTACTTGGGATAAGTACACTGTACTGTACTCTACATAATATTTGATTAAATGGGCGATGTCAATCTTACCAATATTAGTTAAGTCTACAACACAATATTCAATTGTTCGCATGAAGTCAGTCTTAATCTTCTCTAATGAACGGCCAGTGTTACGGGTAATGTTATACGCTTTTAATAAACTCATATTCTTCCTTTAGTGGTTAATTTTTATTTTGTAATTTAATGGGCTAGCCTTCACAAGCTACGCACTCTCCAGTGCTACCGCTTACACCAGCCTCACTACGTATGTAGTAGAGTGACTTAATGTACTTGTCCTTGAAAGCCAACTTATGCACCCTACTAATAACCTCCTCACTCTCATCAGCAGGAAAGAACAGGTTAATACTTTGTGCTTGGCAGATGTACTTCTGACGTACACTAGCTAACCGGATGATGCTCTCTTGATTAATCTCAA